CAAGGGCACAGATGAAGTCGCCGACGGTCTCGATTGCATCGTCGCCTTCCTTGCCGGGAGCGGAAAGCTTAGCGAGGAGTTTCGACATGGTTTTCATCCCCTCATCAGTGCTCTGGTCCATCGCGGTGCCAGCGATGTTGAAGAGGTTGAGCAGCCCTTCAACCGTCGTTGGGACCTTGATGTCCTGCGCGCCCTTGCCCTTGTTCTTGTCGGTCTTGGGCGGCCGTGCCTTGGTATTCTCCAAGGTCACAATCGTTTGGTCCGCTCCCGGTCCCTTGAGTTTCTTCAGGTCGAGCCGAAGGAACTCCGAGACCGTGAGCACCTTATCCTCGAACTCGCTCAAGGGATCGTGCAGCCGGATGGTGTTAGCGAATACATTCATCTTGCCGCCGGCCGACTTGAAGGGCATCTTGACCTTGATGCGCTCCGGGTTGATCTTGGACACTTCGTCCGCATGGATGAAGAGCATGGCACCCTTCACCAGTGCGGTACGCATGTCCTTGATGCGGTCGCGCAACCGCTTCACCTCCATCTTGCGTTCGCCGTCGCCCATGCGAGCGATGTCCTCCGGAACGCCTTCACCGCCAGCGCATTGCGCGATACGCTCGTCAATGGCCTTGCATTCGGCAGTGTTCTTGATCACGTCGGTGTACCACGATCCCGGAACGGACCGTTCACCGTCGTTGGTCTTGATCTTCGTCGTGTACTTGTCATACGGGAGGTTTCCGGTCTCCCCTTTCTTCGATCCGGGGACAGGGATCGAATGAACGCCTTCGGCATCGGTGAAGTGTTCCGCGAGGAACACGAACACCTGAAGCGGACCGCGACGTTCGGCTTCCTTTGCGGTCGCAATCGATGCGAGGATATTCGAGAGTTCCGCACCGCCCTTTTCAACGAACTTAAGGGCTTGGGCGTGACCACGTACCGCAGAGATATCCATATCAGACATTGTTAGTCTCCGTTGTTGTGTGCAAATTTTGATAGGTTTTGCACTCACCTTGCTACCTGCCCGTGTCTGCCCTCTGCTAGAGTTAGTTGATACCAAGATGACGATAGACATCCTCTACATGCCAACCGTTTTCAGCGGTGACATATCCGAGGTAGAAGTAGTCCGCATACAGCGGACCACGATAGATCGCTGGCACTTGGTGGTGAGGTTCCTTCAAGCCCTTGATATAGCCTACCGGAACGTAGCACACGGCGGAACAACGTTCAGGCGTCAAGGGTATTCCGTTTTGCACGACACAATCACAGTCAACAACGAGACCGTGACGCGTTGATGTAATGGTTATCATTTGCTTATCCTCCGATTTCGCCCTTTCGCAGGGCGAACTTCGTATCAGAGGGTGGCATCGACGCCTTGGAGCGGTACACAGCATCATGCACAGCATTCCATAGGCTACACACGACCGGCTTCCATTCCTCCCAGTCTTCGAGGTTGATGTCGCGCCATTCGAGATTAGGCCGCTCGATACACGCGATAGACGTGTTTATCACCCTCTCGATTGAGGATTGGAGAAACAGCCTCGCGGTTGCTTCATCCATCTCAAACGTGAGAGTGATTTGAATAGGTTTGTTCATTGCTTGCTCTCAATCTGAGGGCAGGCAGAGACAGGTAGCGGTTAACGATGTCAAAGAACCATGATCCGATCAGAGCCACGAGGGGCAAAGGATCAAGTAGAAGGTCGGGTTGTCATATCAACTCAATCGACCATCCAAGAGTGTATCACAGTCAGAGGCTACCGCAATCACGAGAGCGTTACTTTCAGTCACGAAACCGTGAGAATGCTGGAGAGCTAGTTGCGAACCGTTGGCAACAACCGGATTTCTCAACGATATCAATGAGATATCCATTCTATAAAAGAATGCATAAGTTATTGATATTGCTACAGAATACCCTATCCCATTGATATTCCTAACGTATTCCCTAATGTAATCCTTACGATACCTTACAGTAATATCTATGTAACTAAGGTATTAGAAATCCTGTTAATACCTATAAGATACCTATAGGAGAGTGAACGCATTATCACAGTCTTAGGTCTTGCACATGCGAATCATTTGCATCTGGCCGATGCAATCCCTCTCGCCGGTAAGGGGGTACCAAGGGGGTCGGGGGGTGCCTAAAGCGCGCTTGAAGTACATCAAAAAAATATCTCACCAGATTTTTTACAGGAATACACCGTAACTTCTACAAACATCGACATGAACTAACTCACTCAAGTACCCCAATTCACTTTCATGAAAGATCTTCAAGAGTTCGTTTTTATGAGTTTTCAGCTTACTTAGCGTTAATTCATTTGTTGGCGTCATTTCTTTTCTTTTCGAATCTTTTCATAAAATTCAATGCCCATTCTAGATTTTCTATATCTTTCGCAGACATCATCGAAGACCCACTGTCTGTATCCTTCAAGTGGTTGCTCTGTTCTAAACTGTCCATTTAAAATAAACTCCATAAATCCTCGGTATGTGACTGCAAGCCTCTAGGAAGGCCAAGGAGATCGATTTGTTGTCGGCAGGTAGGGTAGTAGCGGGCAGGTCATTTAAACGCACCAGTGAGCTTCTAATTCAATCCTAGGGCCTATCTACGGGCAATGGAGCATCAGGTTTTGTAACTTTCTTCATTTGTTGTAATTTTCGCCATTCCAGGAGTTCTTTCATCTCCCTCTCCAATTGCTTCGCGTTCATGTTTCTGTACACAGTGTTCCTTTATCTTTTTCTTAAGTTCATCAGCTTCTTCAGCGACCAAGCTTTCATAAGCTTGCAACAGATCTTCTGCATCGACCTCTCCGTGGTCTAATAATTTCTTTATCTTCTCATCATGCTTTAGGTCTTTAAAGTCTTCATCAAATATCACTTGACATACTCCTAAGGTATATGTATACTATTGTACGTCTAACATAATACCTTTAGGAACCTATGTCAACTATAATTCCCGTGGCCGTAGTATTTACTTATCAAGAACTCATAAGGACTATAAGTTCATACAAGTATTACCTGTTATGTCTTTTGTTGATACTGTCCTTCTGTACGAATGCCTACGCCCACGACTGGTATTCTCCTGCGTGTTGTTCTAATCACGATTGTTATCCAGTTCCTTGCGACGAAGTCCACGAACTCCCTAAAGGCTTTGTACAGTACCACGAACATACGTTCACTCCTATTCAAGTCCACCCCAGCCAAGACAGCCACTGTCACGTCTGTATCCATGAATACCCAAGCCTTAAACAGCCTATCTGCGTCTATACTCAACAAGGTTCGTAATGCCTGCTCAGTATGAAGCAATAAGAGATGCCTTCCTCAAGAAAGGCTACACAGTCAAGCAAGCTAAGACCTCAGCTGCTAAAATCTATAACAGTAAACACAAGAAGAATCCCGTAGGGAGAAACAGTTGATGGCTATGTCTTTAGCTAAGAAAGCCGATATGGCAAGAGATAAACGTCTTGGTATCAAAGAAGGTTCCAAGAAAGACAAGAAACGTGATAAGAAGGTCAAAGGCTACTAGTGTCTAAAGATCTAAACTTACCAGCACCTATTAAGCAAGCTATAGAAAGACTAAGTCTTCCTCAATGTCTTTTGCTACAGGGTATACTGTTAGACCATAGTATGAAGTTAATTGGTCTTTCTTTAAAAGAACCTACTATCATCAGTCCCGATGTCGTCAATCCTTAATCAATTAACTGATCCTGGTACAGGTCCTATAGTAGCTTCAGTAATTACTGGTTTGATTTCTGTTCAAACGTTATTCCTGAAGTGGTTAATAGATAGCTTTTCTAAACTCAGAGAAGACCTGAAGTACGTTACAGGAAATACTCAGACTTGGTTGAAAGAACACGAAACCAAGGACCAGATACGACACGAAGAAAATCTTCACCGTTTTGAAACAATCTCAGTCGCCTTAGCAAGAATAGGCACAAGGAACTAATATGGCCACCCTATACGTCACCGAATTCGCAGACACCTACCAAGATGTGAATTCCCACTCCTTCGCAATGGCTAAACAGCCTCCTGTAGCCAAACAGACTGTCGCCATCGGCGCTGGTTCTACCCAAAGCTCAGCTGTAGCCAATAACACCACATACGTCCGGTTGTTTACAGACACCGCGTGTGGTATCGAATTTGGAACCAATCCCACAGCAGGCGCCTCCTCTTCCAGGATGGCAGCTAACTCGACGGAATACTTTGCTGTTCCACTTGCGCAAGCCTACAAAGTCGCTGTCATCACACCATGAACTTTGGCAACTTTAATGGATTTGGACGCTGCGGCCATCGTCCCCGCTAAACGCGGCCGTAAGCCTAAGACAGAAGTAGAAAAACTCAAAGATGAACGCCGCAGAGTCGCCGAAAGCGATCCTGAGGAGTTCATCAAACTTGTCCAACCCAAGCGTTGGCTAGGAAACATCCACAGAGATATTCTGAGGTGGTGGGCGTCTTCTGATGCCAGTACCCACCGTTTGCTTCTTCTCCCCCGAGATCACATGAAATCAGCGCTAGCAGCGCTTTTCACTGTTTGGGAAATTACCAGAGACCCCACAATCAAGGTCTTGTATATTTCTTCTACGAGTAACCTCGCTACAAAACAGCTGAAGTTCATGAAGGATATTCTAACTTCTGATGTCTATCGCCAGTATTGGCCTGACATGGTAAACAAGGAAGAAGCCAAGCGTGAGAAGTGGACTGAAAGAGAAATCTCGGTAGATGACCCTAGGCGCCGCGAAGCGTATGTTCGAGATCCTACTGTTTTTACTGCTGGTCTTACTACAAATATCGTTGGTATGCATGCAGATCTTATCGTCATGGATGACGTTGTCGTCTCGAATAATGCTAACAACGAAACAAGCCGTGAAAAAGTTCTTGAACAATATGGTTATCTTTCTTCGGTAGGACATATCGGTTCCAAAAGACTTGTTGTAGGAACCAGGTATCACCCTAACGATCTTTATTCAAATCTAATTGATATGGAGGTATCAGACTACGATGTTTTGGGTAATCCCATCAATACTCGTCCCCTATACGATCACAAAGAATGGCCCGTCGAAAACGTCGGAGACGGAACCGGCGAGTACATCTGGCCCAGAAGTAAGGCCCCAGACGGAAAGTACTACGGATTCGATCCGCAAGTTCTCGGTGTCAAGAGGTCGGAATACTCAAACAACATGGTCCAGTACCGGGCGCAATACTATAACGATCCGAACGACGTCGACTCCACGCCAATCAAGCGGGACTACTTCCAATACTACAACCAAGACCACATCTCCCGAAGAGACTACAAGTGGTACTACCAACGAGAACCCCTTAACGTCGTCGCAGCCGTCGACTTCGCCTTCTCCGTAGGTAAGAAGTCCGACTACACCGCTATAGTCATAGTCGGAGTAGACGGCAGAAATAATTACTACGTCCTAGACATTGATCGTTTTAGGTCAGATACTCCATCTGAATACTTCAAACGTATCATCAAACTCTACGAAAAATGGGGATTTAGGAAGATCAGAGCTGAGGTAAACGTTGCTCAGGTTGCTCTCGTACGAGACTTTCAAGAAAATTATATACGGAAGTATGGTCTATCTCTTTCGGTCGATGAATTTCGGCCAGTTCGTTGGCAAGGTGTCAAAGAAGAGAGAATCCTCGCCGTACTCGAGCCTAAGTATCAGAACAGACAAATCTGGCACTACACTGGAGGTAACTGTCAGATCCTCGAAGAAGAACTTGTCTTCACAAACCCTGCGCACGATGACGTCAAAGATGCTCTCGCTGCAGCCATAGATTTTGCAGTAGCCCCTTTAAACACCTACAGGATTCTAAAAGAAAATACCAATGCATTTCAATTCAACTCTAGATTTGGTGGCGTAGTTTGACGGGTAAGGTAACTGAACTAGTCGGAGACGTAATCCAGCCAGATCGCATGGCCTCTGAGTTCGCTAGAACGTACTTGGAATGGAATAACATGCGGATGCCGTGGAAGAAGCTGATGGAAGAGGTCAATAGGTATGTCTATGCCACAGACACTACCGCGACTTCTAACTCTGTCCTTCCGTGGAAGAACAAGACGACTATTCCTAAGCTGTGTCAGATCAGCAACAATTTGCTGTCTAATTACATCCTCACACTGGCCCCTAGGGACAAATACGTCTTTTACGTCGGTGGTAACGACGACGACAACTCGATGCAGAAGCGCAAGATAATTGCGAACTTCGCTAAGTACATGATGAGGCATCCTTCGTTCAAGCAAGGCATGTACCGCTCGTTAGAGGACTACGTCCACAAAGGCAATGCCATAGCTATGCCAGCTTGGCTTGACCAGCGTGTTCAACAGCGAGACAAGACACAGGTTGGTTACGTC